CAGTTTTTGAAATTGGAAATCGTCAAGACCACTGTATTCCTCCCGTTTCGTTTCAGGCGTGTCATCCCACCACACCTTTACAGTTCCAGTCTTCTGTAACAGGGCATCCTTCATCATGTTATAGAACACGGTAAAGCCATCGTTTTCGTTAAAAAACAGGTGGTTTACGTAGTCAGTTGCCTGTTCCGCTTCGGCCTGATCCTTCTCACTTTTAGGGGCAAATATGGCTACAGTGTCATCAGAGGTAAACACGTCCATCAATTCGGGCATAGCCCACTCTACAACCTCCAACACATCCCTGGTGACGATACGGGACCGGCCTGCTACCTCATTACCAATCTTTTGTCCATAATATGCGTGCATGGACTTTCTGCGCTGTTCCGATAACTCCCCGTCATGGCGGCCCAAAGCGTTGTATAGCTCAAAATCAAGGATTGAACGCAGTTCATCCTCAGTCATCTTGTCGCCACCACGGGCGTTTCTACTTGCTCTTGGCATTCTTTTTTCCCTTACCTATTAATTTCTTGATGAAGGGGGCTTCATCCTCGTCCTGGCTGTTGCCAGACAGCAAATCCAAGCGGGTTTCCAGCTTTTCCACCCTTCTGATGAGCTTATCGAGTCTGTCCCCGATACGGTGGACAATCCTCATTTCAGGTGCGCCTAATTGTCTTTCTTGCACTGTTTCTCTCCTTTTATGTTAACATATATTGGTTTGTCTTGTTTTATGTGTAACAGTCTATGACACATACAACAAAGTAAACTACACTTCTTTGCCTCATCCAGTAGGGAATCCCACCGTCTGTTCATGCTTCTCTTGCCAAGGGTGAATTTCTTGTCTCTGGGTTTGATATGGTGGAATTCAAAGGCCCCTTCGTTCCACCCCTCAAACAAATAACCACATTCCTCGCATTTACCGCCCATATAGGCTATAAGACAGTCACGCTTTTCGTGCCTTGTTAGACTAGCCATTTACCAGCCGTTTTAGCGTGTGCTGTAGGTATACGGGTCATCATGCCAGCGCATTTATCACAACGCTTTTTGGCTGGGTAACCGGAAATGCTCACGTTGATAATAATTACCTCTTTTGTAAAGCCACACTTGTCACACTTGTATTCAAAAATCGGCATAATAGTAGCTTATGGGGTTATAATAGTAGCTTATGCTAGGTTAAGGTCGGGGTATTCCAACTTCTTTTCCCAGCCACCATCTGCACCGCCAATGGTTTCGTAGGCTAGGGTTAAACAAAATGCGTCAGCAAGGTCAGGAGATGGCAGTCCACGTTTCTTCATCTCATCCTTACTCTCCACCTTCAACTTACCAAGGGATGTGTACGCATACTTCACAGCACACATTTCCTCAATGAAATCCTCATCATTGATCATGGTGACATCTTTCTTGTCGAAGAAGTCCCTGGCTCTAAACCACAACTCATCTCTAAGTCTGCTATAGAGTGTGTCAACAGAAGCTGATTCAGCAACATTGACTCCTCTAGCGGGTAAGCCCATTTCACGTAGTCTGTCAACAACTCCTGCTCCGATGCCGATGCTGTCAACCATGATTTCACTAGGTTTTTCTGGTGGGAAGTTTCGAACTTTATCATATTTAGCCTTTATTATCCCCGCAATTTGCATGGTATCCTTGCCCTGCCATGTCTCTATCTTACCGACAATACCACGGCCTTTCCTTACACATAACGCAGACTTGTCAGAACCAAACCGTGCGACATCCAAGCCCCATACCGTCTTGTCATCTCCCGGCACTACAATATCTCTATCAATGGCAGACTCCATCAGGCTTCTGGGAATTACACAGTCATCATCATCCTTTGGAAACTCACCCAGTACACGCACGGAATAAACATTGGAATCCTTGCCCCACTTGTCTTCCATCTGCTGTACATACTTGTCAGTAGCTTGGCTTGAGTCAGTACAGGCCACCGTCATGGTGAACCACCACTTCTTCATTTTTCCGAAGGCATCGTAGAAATATCCACTAGTACGAGTAGGATTCCCCGTGAGTAATGTTTTGGCACCCTCAGTTGACATACTACCTTCTCCAACTTCGAAGATGATAGGGTCCACTCCACTAGCTTCATCAACAATAAATAACATATTTTCTGAATGAAACCCTTGGAATGCTTCGGGCTTTTCCTTGCGTGCTGTGCGAGCAACAGCAAAACCCTCGTTTGGAGCAGCATTTACAAATACCTTATCAGATGTAACAGTTAATAAATCCTTCAGCCCCGCAGGAAGCTTCCTGTACCACTTTGATATTTCTCCCCACAGCACATCGTCCAACTGATGGGATGTAGGGGCGGTACACGCGATTTTGGAAGGAAATCGAGTTAGTAACCACCATAATATAATCCATGCTAGTAAAGCTGATTTACCAACACCATGCCCAGACTTGACCGCTACACGGTCTTCCTTCATAATCTGGTTCATCGTCCTAGCTTGCCATTTTTCAGGCTTCGCACCTAACGCCTGCTTGACAAACTTAACAGGGTCGTTATGCCATATCTCTAATCTGTGTAAGACTTCTGGTGTCATAGGTTGTCGTTCTTAATCATCTGCAATGCCTCTTGTGCCTTCCTCATCTGTTCTTCCGGTAGATTCATCTCACACAACTGCTTGGCTGAATAATGCTCCCCTAACGTCCACCGCTTAAACACCTGGGGCTGTACGATGTTGCCGTACCTACCCTCATATTCCACGTTACAGGCACCGTACTTGATGAACTGCCGGTGAAACTTGAGCAAAGCAGAAGATTCAGGTATCGTGACCTTAATCCCCATCCCTATGGCGATACCAACTAAAAACTCAATACAAGCCCGTTGGTAAGCCCATTCCTCATCTGGGGATACGTCTATACCGTATAAGGCTATTTCTTGCTGGTAATTAACTTCTACTATGCTCTTTGGTTTTTTTTGGAACGCTACCATCTCAGTTATAGCTAGGGCCAGTACGTAAGCGATACTTGATTGAAAATACTCCCCAACCACTGGAACAACCCTATCAAAAGGATAGGAGATAAGACCAACATTATCCACAACATCCTTCTCCAAAACACCTTCCTGCACATATAATTTATGATCCTTTGAATTAGCGCAGTCAACCAACCTCCCGCTTCTACCCTCATCAGGGTAATAATCAGCAGGACGATGTGACTTCCTATGAAACTTCTCACCGTCCCAAAATTCAATAAAATGCTCTGCCAGCTTCAAATCCCACAAGATAGGGTCGTGCATTTCAAACAACCGTGTATACCTCTCCCAACCTTTCCCATCCCAAGGCATACCCCACTTCTCCCAGGTTGGGTCATCCCACGGGGCATCATCGTAACTTGACTCACTGAATCCTATAACGGCTACTTTCATTCCCTAACCTTCTCGCCACACCACGGGCAATAAACAAATTTCTTAAAGTAATTCTCATCCACATAATTGCCGGTCCTAACCTGATCTAGGATTATAGGACCATTGATTTTCTCTATTCCAGACTCCCAATCAGGACAACTACAATACCTGTTTGAACACCCTATTGTTATTTCTGTAAACTCGTTGGGGTTAAATGTCTTCATAATGGTAACGGCTCTTCATCTAACACGTTAATATCTACCACCTCGGTAGTCTCCTCAATGGCTGGTGCTTTCTTTTTCACACGGGCGTTTAATTTTGCTAAAGTTTCCGCAAAATCCAATACTGGTTTCACACGGTCCGCTGTGTCCTTCGGTAGTAAAGTAGATGCCATCTTCACAAACGACATAGGTGACTTCCTTGCCGCTTCTAACATCAACGCCTGTCCAATCGTCATACCTTCTTCCCATTCCAACTGGTCTAACTTCTTTCCCTCGGTCATTTTGGTCCATAAGGCAATAATATCCGCTTTAAATGTTTCCCCAAACTCAATCTCTGCCTTTGTTGGCGGTGGTGTGTTATCACCAAAATTAGCCAAACTGTTCGGGTGCATCTGCCTTCCGTCTTTACCCTTGGTCATACCATCTTTCCCTTCAAAGGCACACAACCAAGGTTCACAGTCTTTGGCACCGGCATACCACTCTCCTTAGCATCCTTGAATATGCTCTGTAACTCCTGAATACACGCCTGTTCACTATGGAACGTCTTAACTATCTCGGCATGTTCAACCCCAACATCGGGTGGGGTAATGCTCATGTGTATCATAAATAACAACCAGATCATTTCTTCTCCTCATGGTATTGCTTCCAGATGTCGGACTGCGGG